AGACAACTACCTAGTCACATAATTGCTAATGATAATATCAATCTACGTACAGCTTTGTATCATGAATACGAAAACGAATCTCTGTATATGAAAGATATAAGTTGGAGCATCGCCAAAATTCTACCTGCTATATACCCTGCATTACATAGGTATAAAGTTATAGAACAAGACGAAAGTTCTGTTGATAAGCTGAAGAAAAATCTAACTGAGCGATTAAAACTTTTGAATCAAGGGGAATCTGTTAGCAGAAGAAATGCTTCTGAGTATATACTAATAGCTAAAGGCAAACGAGTATCTCATTATGAATATGATTCAACTGAAATGGAGGATAAAACCTCCGCAAGACTTAGAAGGTTCATGAAACGTTCTAACATATGGCAATCATATCCTAATCTATATCCTAAGCTGCGAGATAAACTACCATTCTTCAGTAGTAGTGGACCGAGACTCAACCCCTTTGATGTAGCATTTAGATCATACAATATGCCAACAGGTATACCGAAATCAATGAAGTTATTTAGTGCTTCTTTAGGTAGAAATAAATTCAATATTATATTTAAAGACCACGAAAAACATCTAGCTGATCTAGCTGATGGTCAATACCCTACTGAATGGGATAACTCTATGTATTCAATCCCATTAACTTAAAAGATTAGCATGGCTAATACCTCACGAGTAAGGGGGCACGGCAAAATTAATTGCAACACCCCCTTACTCACAATATAACACCGACAGATCACCGACAAACCCCGAATAACACCCATTCTTGGTATGTCATACCTTAACCCTTTATATATATCTATATATAATAAAAAAATAATATAATTAAAATCGTATATTAGAGGGGTGGGGGTGGGGTACTCAGTTATGGTGTAATACGAGGACATTCGGTGTTCTCTCGGTATTATACTAATGCGACAAAAAAGTCATTGAATTATTCACAGAAAGGATTATAATATGGACATGATAATAAACAATCTAAAGACTGAACTTATTAGATTGAACTCAGAACTATCTGATTCTCTCGATAGGTACAAAGAACGAGATGAACTAACTGATGATGAACTAGTAGCACAAGGTTGGTTTGAGGCAACGGAATACTTCAACAAGAAGTTAGAACAATTAACACAGGAAAGTGAGGAAGCAAATGAATAACACAAATAACGTGAGTAAAATTATGAATGATTTCTATGAAAGAAAACCACAGAATACAACATCACAAACATTTACAGTAATCCATATTGATCCGTTTGATACAGTCTATGAGGACATAGATTTTTATATAAAAATGTGTAAACAACCTCAACATTTTCAAACTTTAAGTGATGATGTTTCACAACTCGTAGGAAGGATAGGTATATAATGGGCAAAGTTAAAGCATGGCTTATGGAACTAGAAGAACAAGACGATAACAATCTAAGTGAATATGAAAAGAAACTTGTAGCTGAACTAAAGAAAGACAGAGAAATGTTTGGAGATAAGGAAGCCGAAATAAAAGAAAGCGAGGACACATAACATGTATACAGATGGGAACGTAATTGAAATAGTAATGATAGCTTCAACTATCGTGCTTGTAATGGCAGGTGTGCTATGGGATTAGATATATTATTATTTTTAATGCTGGTAATCATGGGTGCTTTAGGATATGGTGGAGCATATCTTTATATGCATAAACAAATCATACAAAGAGAAGTAGAAATACAAATACTTCATATGTATATTGAGAAAGAGATACACAATGAACGCAAAAGAACACTCAGAGTTTAGTGCACTAGAAAAACTAAATGCTAATGGGAACTTATCAGTCAACAAAGCGTTAAGACTTTTTGAATTACGCGAAAAAGTAAAGAAGGAAAAGAGCAGAGATGACAAAGAAAGAAAGTAAGATAGTTAAGATAGAAGACAAACACAACTTAGCTTTCGCTAAAGGGGTGTATCAATTTATGGACAAGCATATATCTAGTAAGGAAGCTGAAGCATTTATTGTAGAACGTATGGCTAAATGTTATGATGCATTTCCTCAACAAAGGATAGAGGATCACAAAGCATACTTTCAATGGTTAGGAATACACAATGAAGGGTGAAGATTTAGTATGGGATATAGCCTATTGGAATCCTAACGACACTGTGACGGATGAAGAACTACAAAGATTCCTTGATAGTGGTGTAGGTACAGCATCATATAATCCTAAGTATTATAATGTCCGACAATTTGTCGAAGCATTTAACAGGCAAGAGATCAGTGACATGGGTTGGTTATACCACACACCCCGACACAATGACAGTAAGAAAGGACAGAGCTAGATGATAAAGAACTTAATATATAGACTATTAAATATCAAGAAACCTAAACCATTAACTAAAATGAAATGGGTCTGGTATAATATACACATAAGAGACGATGAAGATAATAAATTTGTTGACATTCGTTCTAAAATGTGATAAGAATATATTATGAAACTACCTAAGTACATAAGAGTTGGTGCATTTAAAGTTGAGTTAGTTTGTATACCTCACAAATTAATGTACGAAGTTGGTGAGGCTCAAGGTACGTTTGTAATTAAACCTCCCTATCAAATCTTTCTAGACAAAGAGATGATTGAACTAGGGGGTGCTGACGCAATCAATGTAGTACTACATGAACTACTGCATGTAGGTTATTATCAATATCATTTGAAAGAAAAAGAAGAAGAAACGATTGTTAATTCATATGGTAATTTTATAACCGAAGTGCTATGCCATAGTGGACTAGGTGATTGGATTAAGTTTGAGATAGAAAGGGAAAGGAAAGAAAGTGGAAGAATACCTATTCGTGTACGGAACGCTAAAAAGAAACGAAAGACTACACGATCTTCTTAAGACGCAAGAGTTTATAGATACTGCAATAACTGTAGACTCAAACTTTAACATGGGAGATTTAAGTAATGCTTATCCTATAGTGTACAGAGGCAAAGATAATGCTGATGTATTTAAGTATAAGATAAGAGGCGAGGTTTTTAAAATAACTAACGAAGCTATCTATCATTTCATAGATAGAATGGAGAGAGGGGCATCATATAAAATGGTAGAGAACTTAGTTCGCCTAAGTAATAAAACCCAAATGATTGTGAAGATGTATGTCATGGAAGATATACCTTACGAACCTAGCTTCTTGACTAGAGAAAACATAAAGATAAAAAGAAATGTAATGGAATGGAGTAAACTTTGACAGACTTTGAAGAATTTTGTATTGCATTTACTAAACTTTTAATAGCAATGACTTGGTTTGGAATACCTTCGCTACTATTATTTAGTGCTATTTATCATTTAATAACATAAGAAAGGACTACATTATGACAAAGAAAAGGCTATACGAAACAGGTGATGAGCACCTATTAGATGAGACACTCGAATTGTTTGACGACAGAATGGACGTTAACGAATTTATGGATGATCCTAGATTTGATTCAAACGATTACGAATATTTACAGGAGGTACATGGAGATGGGGTTCAATCCAAAGACTTACAATTTATTCCAACAGATAGATATTTCAAACGCTTTGGAAAAGGCAAGTAAATATATTGATTCAGTTGATAAAGAAGACGTTAAACTAACGATACCAAGCGACAATCCTTTCGCTTTAAAGATGAGGATGCACCGATATATAAAAGCATATCGTGAACAGATGGCTGGTAAAGATGATGTTGATCATAACAAGTATGACATGCTATCTATAGATACAACCAAAGAGGGTGTGGAAATTTCTAATGTCCTTGATAGAATTGAAGACTTGGTTATCAAGGATTCAGATACAGGAGAAGAGATATGATTGAAGAAGATAAGTACAGATTAGAATTTGAAAAAGCAGTGGAAGAATTAAAGCCTGCAATTCTAAAAGCAAGTGAACGATACTCGACAGATGTGTTAGTGTCTGCCATGATGGAAGTAGGTATGAGATTATCTTTCATCAAGTACGGAGCAATGGGTATGCTTAGTTTACTAGCTGACATTCTACATACGACATCCACGTCTGGTCAAATGATAGACGAGATGCAGAAAGAAGCTAACAAATCAGAGAGCGAAGTTGTAAATGCTTTCAAACATTATGGTGAGGAGACCAAACACTAATGGCTAAAGAAAAAGAAGAAGATACTCTAGAGATTCCTACAGAATTACTAGAGACAGATCCCTTAGAATTAGCAGAGAATGAAGAGGGAATTAAAACTATTGTGGCTTACTTAAAAGCAACAAGAGAGAATGTGAGACAGGCAGAAGCTAGTGGCAAAAGAATAAGTAAGAGTACTGCTACAAAGACAGCGCCTAAAAAGTTCGACAAGAATCCTTTAGACTTGTTGCTATCTGAGACATGAAAACTGTAGTATTTTTAATAGGGTATTTATGTTTAGGTCCTGTTGATGACACGAAATGTATCAACATGGCATCCCAATTCATATATCCTGATGTTAAGAATTGCGAGATAGCACGTGCAAGTATATCAAAAGAACTGAATGACATAGAGGGTTTGATGTTGAACTGTGTTCCATCAGATTTGATTGAGAACTATGTGGAGTATAGACCAAAGGTAATACTTCCATCAATAGAATAAGGAGACAATAATGAGTGAGTTACCAGAGAGACTACGTAAATTTGTGTGGAATGAAAGAGGTGCCCCCATCCAAAAAGTTTGGGATACATCTAGCTTAAGTTCTTTTTTAGCATGTCCTAGATATTATGATTGGTCTGTGCTAAATGGTTGGAAACATGCTAGCTATGGTACTGCCACAGGATTTGGTTCAGCCGTACACGAAGGCTTTGAGCAAATGGAGATTGCAAAGTTCGAAGGTAAATCTAAAGACGAAGCATTGCAACGTGCTATTAAATTTGTGCTCGAAAATTTTGGCGAGGATCTAAAAAACTCTGATGATAAAGCACGAGGATTAGAATCTGCACTACGTGCAGTAGTATGGAGAGCCGAAGAATACTGGGATGATAATCTTAAGTTAGCTACTATGCCTGACGGAACGCCTGCCCTTGAGCAGAGATTTGAAGTACCTATTGGCGAGAGAGGTCACAGATTTAGTGGACGAATTGATAAGATAGTTACGATAGATGATAGGTTATATATTGTAGATTTTAAAACTACAAAGACTGCGTTGTCTGATTATTATTTCAAAGGCTTCATGCCAAACAATCAGATCTTCGCATACATATGGGCATGTCGTGAGGTACTTAAGTTGCCTGTTGATGGTGCTATCATTGACGGAGTGCAAACAGGTGTGAACTTTACAAGGTTTGCTAGACAAGTATTCAATGTACAAAAAGAATTACTTGATGAGTGGTACGAAGATACTATTCATCATCTTGATATATCAGATGTATATGCTAACTCTGGCTACTACCCCGCAGACTTTACTGCTTGTAATAATTATGGTGGTTGCAAATTTAGAGAGACTTGTTCACATTCAGGTAATCAAAGAGAGATGTTCTTTAAAGAAGATTTCAGACAAGAACTTCACGCAGACTTAGAAGAAACAAAACCAACAGTACTTGAAGTTGTAGAAGGGGGGAAACAATGAAACTAATAATGATTGACGCAATGTTAAAACATGCTGAAGGACAGATTGCAAAGCACAAAGCAAATGTATTAATTTACATGGACAGTGCTGTCGGTGTTGGTGAGCACACTGATATACTAGAAAGTATAGAGAAAGAACTTAATGCAATGGGTAAGTATGAAGAACAAATTGAATTGCTTAACAAATATTTTGTTGACAATTAATTTATTTAGTATATACTTACAACTTAAATAGGAGACCGTAATGGCAAACATTAGTAAACATAAATCAACAAGTGTTACCAAGCTACTACTCGTAGGAGATAGTGGTAGTGGTAAGACATCTGCCCTGGCGAGTTTAGCTAACGCAGGTAAAAAACTACGTATCCTAGATTATGATGACGGCTTAGATATTCTACCAGAATACTTAACACCTGAAGCAGTATCTAGGGTATCATATGTTACATTAAGAGATTCACTAGGACAAGCTACTGCGTTTAGAAGAGGGGCACAATTATTGTCAACTTGGAAAGACGGAGAAGAGAACTTAGGTTCTGTGAAAGAGTGGGGAGACGATACTGTTTTAGTTATTGATTCCCTAACGTTGATGGGCGAAGCGGCACTGAGGGGTGCTCTTGTCTTCAACAATAAGAAACCTACCGAGCAACCAACCCAACCTGAGTGGGGAACTGCCGCTAGAGATGTACAAAATATTCTTCAATATATTACAGGAGACGAGGTGAAATGTAACGTGGTAGTTACTTCACATATTCAGTACATGGAAGGTGAGTTAGGAATTGCGAAAGCATATCCTACTTCCGTAGGCTCAAAGCTATCTACTAAGATAGGTAGATACTTTAACTGCGTATGTCGTATTGATAGTAAGACAACAAGCAAAGGCAATGAACGTTCTCTGAGAACAGTATCTGATAACAAGATGGATCTCAAAGTAACTGCGCCTAGCTT